TTAGTTAATATCTAATATTTTTTTAAGCATATCAAGTTTGTTTTTAGATATAGGGCAAGTGTAGTCCGTACCCTTAAATGTAATTTCGGTTCCATAACTCTGCTCATCATACCCTGCTACTTTAGACAAATTAATAAGGTGACTTGGAGTAGCGGGAAACAGGTAAGGAAAAACCTTCTTACACTTCTTAAAGGTCAAAACAATTGCGATGTATTCATTTTGGTTATGAAAACGGGGAACATGATAATTTTTTTTGGGGTCCCACATATCAAAAAAGCAAACATCTTTCGCAGGGTAAAGGCCGACCGAAGTTTTGGTTTCGCCTAAAATAAACCGCTGTTCATCAGGTCGCTTTTTAGCTGCATCAATAAGGTCACCCAAAAATACAGAATTAGTTTTATTAACGCTAGTATAAGTTTGGGAACCACCAAAAAAAACTTTGCCGCCATAGTCTGCCGTTTCGTGTGCGGTAACATTTTTTAGATTAACCAAATTACCTGAATCCAAGCTAATAAAATCGGGAAATCCGTTTGAGAATTCCCCGAGTGTAGTTGGAACTGTATAATTACCGCTGGTTGTGAAAAAAAACGGTATTTCATAGTTGGATTTTGGCTTCCAGTTTTCGATGGCTATTAGATCGCCCTCAAAAAAAGAAAATCTATCTCCGTAACTACCATCCGACATAATCTCAGGTGCAAAAATCTCTCTGTTGTTGTCCATAGATCAAATCATTTCTTCAGTTCTTTCGGCAGCGGTAAAGCTCCGATGATTGTTTTGCGGCTTACAGCAGCTTTGTTAGCATCTTTTACTAACTGTTTGGACACAAGACGCGCAATAGTCTTTTTCATGCTCTTTCACCTCCCTTCAGAATCGGTAGCGGTAGGAGTAGAATAGCCTGAGCCGCGAAAGAAAGAGCAATTATAGGAGATTGAATAATAAAATTAGTGAGTACAATAGTAAGGGAAATCCATTTTAGATATGGATCTATTTTAGAAGGATTAATTTCTTCGAAGTTATTCGGCGCCACGCATAGTACGACTAATGCTGTTATGGCTGTAAGTAGTAGCGTGCCAATATGTCTTAAATCCACCAAGGGTATACTAGCAAAAAGCGCAGCTGAAAACACAGCACAAACCGTTAAAGATTTAAAATGCAGTCCTCCAGAAAACTTCCTAAGTGCAACAAATGAGAAAAAAGCTACGAGTGCACCTACCAAATGTCCTAGCATCCATCCAAATAACGCCGTAAGCACAAGACCAGAAAACCAATTAAGCTTTATACCTATTATGTAGGTTAACACCTCAACGCTTCCTGGCCCTTCTGGATCAGCTTTTTTTAAAACGTTCGCGATACGCCTCGATAGCCTTTCTAGCATCTTCCCTGTCCTCCTTCCTCGAAAGAATATAGGAGAAACCAAATGTGAATATAGACATTAGTAAAAGAACAAACGGACTGGACTGGTATAAAAGAACCTCGGCTATAAAGATGGTGACAGAGGATAAAAGAGCACTAACTGATACCCTCCTATTTTCTTCGGATAAATAATTTTCTTTCCATATAAAATCATGCGGCGGAGTAACGATAAACGAGAAGCCGATATAATAAATTCTAAGGATTAACGATATAGCAAAACAGATAAGTATATATGTTATTTGTAAGATGTAGACCTGATAAGTTGTGTTTTGCTGTAGTACCCCTGTCTGTAAAATACCCAGAAAGTTATAAAAATAGTAGACGCCGACTTGCACAATCGCATATGCACTAATTCCAGCTCCGAGGATAAATGCCGCTAGATGTGTCTTAATCGACATCCCGTATCTAAAAAACAATATAAACAGTATATATTGTAAAGGTAAATCCCACTTAGGAATGTCGAAAACCACACGCATGAAAAAAGAAATTATAGCGATTAATACCCCAAAACCAATAATTCTTCTTTTATATGATGCTACTGGAAGCATATATATTTTAAGACTAAACACCATAACGGCTATTGCATCCAAAACGCCAAGCAATATATAAATCACATTACTTAACACCTTACACCACCCTATATTTAAGTTACCTTAATTATATAGCGGTGTATTGGGTAATCAAGGTATTTTATGTATTTACCGAAATAATATCCTCCAGCTTAATCCAGCTAAAATCATCCTCACCCCGGACCAGTTTCACCTCTCTACGCGCTGTGTTAATTGACGTAACTACACCAGTCATAACCGTATCATCAAACGGGCTAAATACGGTCACTGTGACGACTGTACGTGTATTGTAAGACTCTATTAGAGCCTGTTCGATCAATTGTACCTCTTGATCGTCTAGCTCTGGCTTTCCTCTCCGTTGTCGGTCCTTCATGAGCTTCAGATAAACCTCTTTATGTTCTGGTATGATAATCCGGCTGCTTTCCCAAAAACCGTTACCTTCTAATTTTTTAGACATGTATGTAGCCTCCTGATGTATTATGTAACGATTATATTACGAACGTTTGTTCCTAACAAGATATTTTATTTGCCATCTATAAAACTTTTGTACTAGAAAAATATTCCTAGGTCATATATACTATTTTTATAATAATATTACCAATAGATAGGGGTTATGTAATGACTGCAATAGCTGTGATTGCTTTGCTGGCTTTTTTTGTGTTTTTTGTTTTGTGGGCTATAGCTTTAATAAAAAAGAATGACAAGGCTAAGAAGATGTTTCTCTTTGGGTTAGCTACTTTCATAATATTTGTTATTGGAATATCAGTCGCAGACACACAGAAACCAACCGAAACTAATTCCAAACCAGTAGCTACTACGCCTGTTAAAGAGAAAGAAGTTACTACTGCGCAAAAGGAACAGACTGATGCTAAAAAGCCATTGATTGACACGTCGCTTCCTTTTGATAAGTTTTCATCTACTCTCTTTGCAATGCCAGTTTCCAAGCAGGGAGAAACATTCGACAGTGTAAGAAATCAAGTTGTGAAATGGTCAGGTGTGGTCATTGAAGCTGGTTCAAGCAGTCTTTATGTTTACGGTAAACCAGCAGATTACAACGGCGAATCATGGTCAGATATTAGCGCTGAAAAGAAAAAACTCGGAGATGTTGTTATCGTAAAAGTTTCAGACCGTTCAGAATTAAACGGTCTGAACCAAGGGGATATTGTTTCTTTCAGTGGTGAACTCGGTTCGCGTGGCGTTAAGGGTGAATCTAACTGGAAACTATATAACGGAAAAATTGAGGGTCGTACAGTAGCAGAGCCGCAAAATTCCGGAACTATTACCAAAGCTAAATATAACAAAATTAAAAATGGAATGACTTATGAGGAAGTTTCTAAAATTATTGGTGGTCCCGGTGAAGCTCTTTCAGAGGTTGGTGAAAAGGGAGACAAATACTATACTGTAATGTATTCATATCAAGGCGAGGGCGGACTTGGTGCAAATGCCAATTTCACATTCCAAGGTAACAAACTACAAGCAAAAGCCCAATTTGGTCTTGAATAAAAACATGCCCCGGAGCAATCCGGGGTTTTTGTGTTTCTATCCCCCTTCGCCTCTCCATTAATTATACTTTTGTATAATTTTTATTTGACAATAATATAATATAGGTGTATAATTAATATCAGAAGGGAGGGAAAAAAAATGGCAAAGAAAAAGAGAAAACGTAAGCCCCCTGAAGTCAAAGATGTAATCCAGTTCTTGACGGTCCTGATTACATTGATGACAGCGATCATCAACCTCATAGTCTTACTACTTAAGTAGTAAGCTGAGGGTTACGGTTCGCCTCGAAAGAGGCGGATTGTAACGGGGCTTATGTTCTCTCTTTAATTAAGTATACCACGAAGCGAAGGAGGTTACACCGTATATGAGCAAGTTAAACGTTGCCAGCTTTGCAATGAGTTTAGCCGGGTTTGTCATAAGTGTAATTACCCTCATAATTGTTCTGAAAGGCTGATAAATATATGACTATCGCGGAAATGATCGTACGCGAAATTGATAAGCGAGGATATAAAAATAAATGGGTGGCCGAACAAGTAGGCATTAAAGAGGTCACCTTTTCATTAAAGTTAAAAAAGGACCGTTTTACTGCTGCTGAGTTGGTACGGATCGGTATACTGTTTGATTTGGATCTTAACATGTTCAAAGGCTCCACTACATTGGAGGAAGCAGAATGAAATACGGCCCACGTAAGCCCAACCTAAACAAGCGTATAGCAGCTCGTACCAGCCTCAAGCGGCAGATTATACACCGCGCAGGCATTAAGATGCCACGGGGCTGGGGCTGGCTTAGAAACCCACGTAAGGCGGCATACAATAAGGTATATAATCGCAGCACATTTGATATATTTAAAGCGATTGGTAAATTGTTCAAGTAGGAAGGTGAGGTTATGGGACCTTATAATTTAGAGTTAACACCTTGGGAAATGCTCATATTGCGAGACGATATGAAGGAACGTTTAAAATATAATCGTGGTTTCGTTCCCGAAGAACTGGCTATTTGGAGAAAAATAGAGGCATTGCATGAACAGTTAGAACGAGATGAGGCAGATTATAAGAAAGTAGAATCAAAAGATACAAAATCAACATAAGCTTAAAAAGCTCTGCCGACCAATTAAGGTTAGCAGAGCTTTTTATCTACCCTAAATTCAAACTGATTCCGCATATAATACACTCCGGAAATCTTAATTATATCCGGTGAAAACTTTTCTATGGATCCTCCATAATCTACGACCGTTATCAAATCCTCACCCAACGGCTGAACAACGTACACCTTTACCTGGCTTAATGCTGCTGTAAATAGTTCGATATCCGACTTTAACACTTTATATGTATGGTTCATGCTGAATCACCTCATGATAGTGTTCTGTAGATTTCCTAATTGTTATGATTATATAACCATTCTACTATCCTAAGAGTGTCGAAGTTAGGGGAAATTTGTCATGCAAAAAAAGATTCTATCAAACTTTGGCAGATAGAATCTTTTTCCGTTATTTAACGATAAATTCAACTTTTGTTCCGTCAGCGTAGTCGTCCAGCTTGTGACCTACCCATGATCCAGCTCCACGATTATCCTTTGGACTTATGTACTTAATGTCTGCGCCCTCTCCACCTTCGGAGCACATAGCCATAGGCCATTCATCGCGGTCTTTACCCTTTTTAGTGGGTACACCTTTCAGAGATAGTTCACGGTTATGGTCTGCCCCCTCACGGTCTATGGTGCATACTGGTGACTTTCCGGCTGCTATAGCCTCTTTAATGTGCTGTGCTGTTTCAGGATAGCGGTCTGACGGAAATTCCAGCCGCACAGTTTCTCCTGACACTGTTGTAGCGGATACAGGAGCAGAAGTTTGTACACGGGGCTTATCACCCCATTCTGCGTGGGACAGTGTATTTATAAACCCACCTAATACTATTAACGCCCCAAGCAAGCAAATTGTAATACAGGTTTTACGCATAACGTTTCCCCCTTAAACGTAAAAAACACCCCACCAGCGTATGCCAGCAGGGTATCACCGATGCTTTCGGATTGCACAACGGTGCTTCCGTATGTGTTGTTATCAGCATACATCGTTTGGGGGAATCTGTAAATGATTTATTAAATTTATAGACTAAAACAATGACAAAAGAATTATCATTCACACATTTAATAGTATGTATTGATAATCGACAATAGTTAGTTTAAAATTAGAACATAACCACTTTTAATGAGGTGAAATTATGGTCGACTTTAATAATAGGGAGGACTTGAGATCTTTTATTGCAGCGGAAATTTTATTTCCTAATGAGGCTGCAAAATATCTAAATATCACTTCCCAACGTCTAAATCAGTTAGTCCAATCAGGAAAATTAGAACCTGTAAAAATCTCACGTTCGGGATCGTTATATTTAAGACAAGATTTAGATGAACGCCTTAAAGAGTTAGCAATTTTTGAACCTACTAAAAATAGCAGTGTTAAAAAGGATTTGGATAACATGAAAACAGAATCAGTTTTATTTGGTAATGATCCTAAGATAATAACAGAATCCATCAATTATTTTACACTTCAAACTTTACATGGGAACTCTATGAAAAAAACCAAGCCTGTTTATGAAGAGGTAAAGAATAAATTTGACTTGCATACCCCATTGACTGAATATGCTCATGAAATATCAACTTTTCTAAAAATTGATGTTGAAATTATTACCAAAACTTATAATACTGTATATAAGGGTTTTAATCAGTTGCTCCCAACAGATATTGTAATGAAGATTGGTCAAGAATACTATCCCAAATTACTTGAAAAGACAGAACAAGCCCCTCCTTTTTTGTTTATGCGGGGAAATTTAAACCTTATCAAATATCAAGGTGTAGCCATCGTCGGAACAAGAGTTCCTTCTGAAGATGGAACAAAAAAAGCAACAAAACTAGCAGCAGTCCTTGGAAAGAATCGAATAGTTGTGGTTTCTGGTCTTGCCAAAGGTATTGATCGCGCTGCTCATGAAGGAGCATTAATAAACAATAATCCAACGATTGCAGTAATAGGCACTCCTCTTACGAAAAGTTATCCGAGAGAGAATGCTGAAATTCAAAAGAAAATATCTGAGGAAGGATTACTTATATCTCAATTTGCTCCATCTTCTACAGTTCAAAGATGGAATTTCCCATTAAGAAATAGTGTTATGAGCGGTCTCAGTCTTGCGACTGTTATTATTGAGGCCGGTGAAACAAGTGGGGCTTTAATTCAAGCAGACTATGCGTTAAAACAAAAAAGATTAGTATTCATTCCCCAAAGTGCGCTAGATAACGAAAAATTAAAATGGCCCCGGAAGTATATACAAAAAGTTGGCGCAGAGAAGTTTTCTAGAATCGAAGACTTAATAAAAAAGCTTGAACAGTCAAATATAATTAATTTAATTCAATCATCAAAGAATCACCAACAGAAATCATCCGAAACAGAAATTCGACAAATAAGTTTATTTGATGAAGAGGGATAACAATGTTTGTGGAACTAAATGAGCTTAAGGGATTTATTGTTTTACTTGAACATTTAGAAAATTTAGATGAGTGGATTGAAATTTCGAATAAGTTTTCTTGTTCATTCATTTTAGATTCTGACAAAGAAATATCCACATTAAAGGAATTATTTAATAATGATACTTTCTTCTTAAAAAAAGAAACTCTTTTACCCTCATTAGATCAAGCTATGTCCCATATGAATATAGAGCCATTTGAGACAGTTGTAATTTCAAAAAATTTTGAGTATCTAAAAACAATTCAAAATCATTCTCGTGTAGGAACATTATATATAAATTCCACCCTAGATCAAAGCCAAGTTGGTCATATGCCAGACTACTACCTGAAAGAGGTAAAGGATATTATAAGACTCGTTAAAGAATACCCTGGTTATTTCGCTGAGGTAAACACCACCATAATTAATCAATACGGCGAGTCTTTTTCAAATAACGGGATTGTATTTGAATACTTCATGGAATATAAGGGTCTTAAACTAAAAGTTATTGCGGGTGGGAGATACTATAGTTCCAGACATTACTTTAAAAATAGAGTCCATCAACTTTCTCATAGAATTATTAGAAGCAAATCTAATGATTCACAGATGGACTTATTTAACGGCATTTTCTCAAGTATAATAAAGTCATTGAATGCAGATGGGGTTACTAGAGTCCCACCAAGACCAAACGGCGAAAGAGACAGATTCAGGCAAATAGTTGAATTAATCTCTGCAGAAACAAACACAATAAATTGTTGCGATCACCTTAAATGCATAGAGGATTTTCCTAAACAAAAAACTATGACAAATCAGGAATCGCGATCAATTAATGTCGAAGGGAAATTCGTTTCGTCGCCAGACTGCAGAGGAAAGAAAATTGTATTGATTGATGATGTGATTACAACCGGGGCTACTGTAGGTGAATGCGCAAAAACTTTATTGGCATCTGGCGCAAATGAAGTCGTTATTGTTGTATTAGCAGTAAACCAATACGATCCGATTTTCCCAGTTCATGAAAAGAAATTTACTTGTTCAATATGTGGTGAAGATTTACATTTACGACTATTTAAAAACGGAAAAGGCTTTATGTATGGTTGTAATAACTACTCTAGAGCCGATCACAACAATTCTACACCAGTCTTCTATAAAGAAGGTTGGGAGCAAATTAATAGTCAAAATATTTTAAAAACAGATGACTTTGAAGATGATGAACACTTGTTTTTTTAATACCCTCACCCTGCCAGCACACACCAGCAGGGTGTTTTTTTACATTTTTTCAGTAGTAGTTACAGGTGTTTATTTATCTTCTGTCGGCGTTGAAATAGGCTCAGGTTCAGATTGCACCTGAGCAGGAACAGCATTGGCTACCTCTGCTGTAGCCTGTGCCAAAAAATCATTCAACTTTGCAGCAAGACCCGATACAGCTTCCTTAGCTGCGGCCTGTGCTGCCTCCTCGTTTGGCTGTGCCTCAGTAGCCAGTCCTGCTTTTGTTTTGGCCTTATACTCCAGATATGCTTTCTCAATCGCGGCTTGCAACTCCGTAGGCGATACCACAATGCCCTGTTCCGTCAATCGCAAGGATGCATATTGTAAAGCCTCTTGCATCTTGCGAACTCCGCCAGCATCTTTAAACGTAGTCTGAGCAAGTGCGAATGCCTCTCCTGATACTTTATGGATTACCTCTCGCTGTGCCGCTGTTGTACGTGCATCTAACCAATTATTAGCCTTATTCTTAAGTGTGTTAATCCCCGCCAAAGCAAAGGTCACCAGTACGCCTACAATGGCTGTAACAATGGTACTAATAGCTGGTTGAATTGTTTCGATTACGTTTTGCATTTATAAATCCCCCTCTTATTGTGTTGGCAAACCTGCAGCACGCCGCAGATAGTTGGCCAGATTGTTATAGTGTTGCATTTGTTCCTTGTCGCCTGCTTGTTTCGCTTTAAACCAAGCTGGTTGGAGCCAGCGGAAAATGATTTCTTGTGCATTGGATTTAAACAGTTTCACAGCTCCAGCAAGCGGTAGATTTTTTTCGTTCAGCCCGGCCGCCGCCCGAAGGTTATTGGCTAGGTTATGGAAATGCGTCTTGCCCACATCGTCCCCTGCCTTTTGAGAAGCGAACCAAGCTGGAGATACATAGTTGTCTATAAGTGACTGAGCGATATACATAGGTAACGGCGTAAAGTCCAGTGCAGCAGGAGCCACAGAAGCGCCTTTAAGCTCCGTTTCCACGTCATAAACCAATTCCTTTAGTGTCTTACCGATCGTCGCAAGGGCTTGGTCTACGTCCCTTTTACGGGCCGGGTCAAGCTGCTTATGACTCGGTATGTGTGTGCGTGGGTTAATCCCCCATTTATTGCAGCAGTAGGCCAGGTACCATACAAAGCGTTTGTAAGCCTCTAGCGTGTCGATCTTGCCACCAAAACAAAGTTCTATACCGAGGGCAATATCGTTTGCATCGTCGCCAAAGCGTTCATTGTCCGTTGTAACGTTGTATAAGACATGCCAAGCTTTCTCTGCTGCGTCTGGTCCGGTTCCTGTTGGGATTATCTCCAGAATCTTTTTGTCATCTACAAAGACCTGGGCAGATGCGGACCGGTCTTTTAGATTTTGAAAATAGGTAAAGTGGTTATCCGCTGAAGCTCCTGGATTGCCTGTGTCGTGAGCAACTAAAAAGACCGGTGCACCCGACGTTAAACGAGTACCCGGTCTTACGTTATGGCGCTTGTTTATGTAGCGCCGTTCTATCGTATATTTGGTTGTATCCAATTATCACAATCCCCCTTTTACAAATACCGCCGTGACGATAGCAATTATAGTCCCACCCAACACAAATGTGAGGAACTGAAACCATTGCTTGTTATTCGTGGTTCGCTCTTTAACACTGTCCTGCTGCGTTTGTTGGAGCCAGCTAAACAGTTTCATTTCTAACGTGTCAATCTTGGTCATAACCTGATCAAATTGCAGTTGCATCATTCTAGTCGAATCCTTGAGCTGGCGAATCTCTTCATCATGGCGCCCCGCTGTTTGTTCGATCAGTTTAAAACGTGCTTCATCCGACAATGTTTGTGCGGAAAGCCTCGCAAACTCCGCGCTAAGTCCTTGTAGTTGAGCTGTTAACTCTTCTGTTTTCGCATGCAATTGTTCAATTGCCATCACGTCTCCTTCCGGCATACCCTTTCCCCCGTCTCTATCTATTTTGCTCAGGAAAATTTTCCTGTCTTACTCTCCCCGTTTTTCTAATGGTGTGCCATCCACGTCTAATCCCCAACTTGCTAGATATGCCCTAACAGGTTCCTTTTGTATATCTGGCACCTGAGCAAACGTCTTTATGCCTTTCATGATTAGAGATCCATATATGGCTGCCACGTTAATCACCTCCCCTCTTTAAGAGCTTTAAGTTCAGCTTGCATTGCAAGCATTTGCTCATACATATCAGCCATTGCAATCTGTGTATTTGTAAGTTCTTCACGAAGCTTTGGCTGCGGTTCTGGCTGCTTGGTTAATTCCGCTATCTGTTCTGGCGTGAGTCCTTCTGTCCAAAGATTATCAGGCTGCCTAGGAGCAACATATACAGGCTGTTCCCCTTCTGCCCTTCCCTTAGCCTGCCAGTCATCCAATGCTGATATATACGCCTCCTGTGCCTCGTATACGGCACTCTCATAAGCCTTCCATGCAACAAGGTCAAACTTCGGCTTGTACAGACCCGGCGTTGTAATCGGTACACCCACCGTATAGCCTACAAGCTCCGGCTTTTTTGGTTCGGCACCCTCGTCCTGATCAGTGTTATCTGGCTGAGCATAAAAAGGGACGACACCGGAAAAGGCATCGTCCACTAGCTCGTCCTCCAGATAGAGGCCGTCTGTATTTACTTTAGCTGCTGATTTCATACATTCCCCTCCCTTAGTCCAATGTGAACTCTAAGTAGATATTCACTTCATTGTTACTCCCACCGGATACGATAAATTTACCGTCAGCATTTATTAAAACGGCAGCAAACACGTCTGTAGTTGTATAAGAATGTACGGGGCGAACCTGACCTACAAGCGGCCTATATCCTTCTGGCAGAATCATAAACGGCTGGCCTATAACGCCACTTTTAATTCGAGCCTTGACCTGCACTATATTGTCTTTCTTCCGGTAGCCCAACACGCCCATGCTCACCCAGCCATTAAGTAGTGTAGTAGGAGTAATCCATGCGGGATTATCTTTGTCAGCCTTCTTGTTCTCAAGCACCGACACGCGCGCCGTATTCTGTTGCACACTGTCCACCAAGTCCGCAAGTAGCGTCTTTTCATTGGCTGCGTAGGAACCTGTGAACGGCACGACTGGAGACGACATGAACGCAAGGTATGACACGGTATAGGCTGCGGCTGTATCCACATTGTAACTTTGAGCCAGAGCACCAGCAGGTGTTACCGTGTTAGGGTACAATGTCCAGCTGTCACGCTGCGAATTTCGGTAAATTCCGATGAATCTGTCAACTCTGTAGTTCAAAAGAGATGACTGATATTCTCCAGGGCTACCATTGTTAATGTTCCACCCTTTCGTACCTAACTCTTGATACATTTTAGCCTTCTCGCGCAGCACGATCCCTGTACCTACTTCAACCTGATTATCACCCTCAACAAAACTTAGCTGTCCCTCTGAAACAATAGGCTCTACTGTAGGCGTTGCAAGTTGGTATACAAGTTGATACGGCGTATACCCTGCATAGGATTGTGTCGGCACGGATTGGGTGAAGTTAGGTGCGCCCACACGCTGAACCCAATACTTAGTGCCTGTACCATTCCATGTCGCTGTTGTCGCTGCCTGCGCTTGCGCTGGCGTTATGGTATTAGCATCATACGCCTTGTAGCCGAAAAAGTAGGCTTTGATGTCATCTTGTGATGGACTGTATTTATCATCCCATCCACTGTCAGCAACACTGATACCAATATAGATGTCTCCTGCTGCGGTGACTGCGTTCGTGTCGGCTGTGTTGCCCGTGCTGCCTTGTGGCATTATTTTTCCATCAAACTTCGTGGCAATCCCGCTTGCAGCCACAGCGCCAGCCGCAAGACCTACTATTTTTACTTGTCTGACTCCAGCAGTAGCAGCAGCGTCACCAAGTACCCACGCCCTGTTACCGTCGATCGTCAATCCTTGCCACTTCTTGGACTTAAAGTATTGCCCGTCACGTTCGAATACAGTATCCGCATTAGCACCTGTCACTGGATCGGCGTACAGGTCTGTTTGCAACGCTAACATTGAGTCTTCGCGCGGCTTAAAAGGCTTGGCTGTGCTGCCGATGTTAAGCATGGGGTTTGACATTGTAACGGCTGTCGATGACGTGCCTAGTAAACGGATATTAGCAGCTCGGCTCGTTGCCGTGAATGTGGCACTCAACAACCCTGAGCCTGACGCTTCAACAACAATAGCAGATTCTGGTTCATCCGTTACTGTAATTCTACCAGTCGCCCCGCCGGATTGAACTGATACAGTGTACTTTTGTCCAGGCACTAACGGCGATACGGTGTGTACTATTTTGTTATCAACCGTTACCGAAACACTTTTTTCATTCGCTATGGTTGGTGTTCCTTGTTTTGCCGACCACTCGTAAAAACTCGGCAAAAGATTCTCACCGTACCGAATAGCATATGGATTCCGTACAGGCATTACGCTGTCTACGTAAGGCCATTTAGCAGCTACCTGAGCGGGCGTAAGTGTTGCCGCTGCTGCATAGTCTGCGTCACTTATCTCGTAGACGCGGACAGAATCCATATTAAACGTGCCTCCGCTGTTGCCTGTGCCTGTAATGGTCAAGATGTGGAAATAGTCTGTAGCGGCAAATCGCACAACAGACGGAGCAAAGACAGAGGCCGAAGACACTTCATTACCCGTTGCTCCAGCAATGCCGTTTATGGATATCGCTATCTTACTGGAATTGCCGTTTTTAACGTCAGCAATGGCAATGTATTTCCGCCCTGGTGTCGTAAGGAAGGTGACGGAAGCTGTGGCGGGTACAGAACCTAGCGTAATTTTAAATGAGCTGGTCCCGCTGGTTTTATTGGCTGTATCCGTTGCGATTGTGGTATTGCTCGACCATAGTCCAACACTCTCACAGTTCCCCATCCTTCCAAGCAAATTCACAAGCATTCTCCCGGTTACGCCGGACAATGAAAACGGAGCTGCCTTCACAGCGTTAAGTATCTGTACACCTGCATTCAGCGTAACCGTTTTGGTATTTATTGTGTTAAAGCGCGATTCTATTTCTTCTTTATGGACTGCGTTTTCTTGTAGCTCCTTCATTGCAAGATAAGCTGTATTAAGATGCCAATTAAACCACTGTGCCGGAGGCTTAATACCTACTTGATATCCGGTTAATTTCTGTGAAGCGTTCGGCTCAAGGCCAGTGGCAAACCATTCAGGCAATTTACTGGAAAATGACATGATTATCTCCTTTCTATATAGGCAAGTCTGTTGACGTTCCCGGTTCAAACACTGCACCCATTTTTCCGCCTATATTTGGGTCGTCCACGCTACCCCAGCCGCGTTCCGGGTCTACTTCCTCTGGTAAACCACCAAACTCAAACGACCCTGCCAATTCAATACTCTGGACGCTTACGCCAGCAGCAACCGTTTTTTGGATTATCTGTACGAATTGCGACAACTCTATGCCGGATTCATTAAGCTTCTCTAAAGGCAGGCGCATGAGAGATAATGCCGCTGGTTCCGGGTCTAACGGATCACTAAATTTCTGTTGAATCTTAATTTCGCTGTAATCTGCGCCGACCGCAAGAGCAATAACCCGTATAATCGTGTTTACATCCCCTTTGGACAGGTTACGGGCTATCTTGCTCTTTATCATGATTCGGTAAATTTCATCAGAAGCAGCTCCGCGAAGTTGTCCCACATTTCCGCCGATAAGATCCAATGTAGTTCCCTTTGCAGTGTCGATATCTCGCCATTCTTCGATTGTTTTGAACGTGTCCTGTAAATCATTTAAAGGTCCAGCCAAAATAAAAAAGAGCTTCCCTATGTTACTGTTTGGATTTTTCGCGAACACATCCGTAAGCTTTTTAATAAGATCAACCGGAGAAATCATGGTGTATCACCTCAATCCAACTCGCAGACGTTTGAGCCACTTGTTGCACGTCCACAACTAAATTGTGCGGCCCGTAGCTCGTCCCATTAGTGGAAAGCTCTATAACCACGTCTTCCACACCTGTAATAGAGTAAGCTGCAGCAGCAAGGCGCATCATGACAACATCTTCACCCATACTCAAGCCAGCGTATACAGTACCGTCTAAATCAGCGCCGCCAATGAATCTGACTAATTTGGATTTAACCTGGTCGTCTCCGTCAGCGGGATACGCAGTGCTTTTATACACCTGAATTTTTATGTGGACAGGTACAACTACAGCCCGACTAAATTTAATCGGCTGAAGGTTTCCGCTCAGGTCTTTAACTTGCATGGATATGTCACCGTAAGACTCGATGCCCGCAGCTCCCACAGATAAAATTGCGTTGGCAATGTCGGTGTCTGATCCACCAAGAGCATACACCTGATATGATTTTGCAGGGCGACCAGCAGCATCAGGAGTGATTTTATTGTTTATAATCACCGCCGCCGCACGTACCCCAGTTACCCGCAGCACCGCCCCCCGTATAGCATCGCCTGTCGCTGATCCGCCGCCAGCTACCGACAGACTGAACTTATCACGGAACTCCGGGTCAGTCTCCTTATCACGTCCGCCAAGAATAGCAGCGGGATTGTTTACTGCTGTCACTTCCGGTACCGGGTTAACAATGATCGTTACTGTACCCTCTGGCGTATTGCCAGACAAACCCGCCTCCATCGCCTCCACGGGAACCGTCATACTACCGGAGGCTGGGAAAGTGGCATCAGATGTGGTTTCATACTGCACATCTGTATCTGTTGACACTAAAAAACCCGCCGACACTGTGTAACCGGGGGTGCCTGTAAGGGTTACGTTGCCAGTTGCATATTGCGAAAGAGCACGTGACACACCGACATGAGGACCGAGACGGTCTAAACTGCTTCCCTCTGCGGTGTTTACGTAGGCGCTATAATATACCTTTTCAGCAAGCCCCCAAACCGTGGCAAGAAACCACGCAAAAATCCGCAAGATAATACCCAGCGGAGAGAGGGCGGAAGTATTAATTTTGTCGCCGTATACCTCTTTGGCCTTGTCTTCCATTTCATCTATTAGATCGTCGAATCTCTTACGCTTAAACCCCTTTTCATCCAGCATTAATACTCACCCCTTCCTGCTGGATTATCTCGCCATTGGTTCCGGTTGCCTTGAACGTTACTGTTAACAGCCGGGCCGCGCGGTCCACGATGAATGTAACATCATCAACGCTCTCTATTCGTTCCTCTTGTAATAACGCACGGGTAAGCTCATTTCTCATTTCTTCCTCACTCGCGAGTTTTCCAAGGAACAAACGAAAAGCAAGTCCGATATCAGGATTCAGAAACCACTCCCCCGCATTGGTCCCGATTGCTACCCGACAGCATTGCGCCAGTTCTTCATCACCTTCGATCATGACCAGGTTCCCACTTGAATCAAATTCAAGGTCACCATCTGTAGTAAGTCTGAAAGACTGCATATTGTCACCCCTAACTAAAAGAAGCCGGGAAGATCCCGACTATAACCGCGTCATTACTATCGTGTTGCCTTGCCGTATCAGGCGCAGCCACCGCACCAGCAAGCCCGTTCCGTATTTCCCGGTCAGCCACAACCACATAAACTACATCCCCCTGCTTGTACACGGGTAAGTATTCTTGTTCGCTGCCTCCATCCTTCGGCTTCAGGCGAAAACCCAACCCGGGAGCGGCTTGAATCATAGCAGGCTGATCGCTGCCCGTTCGGATAAGCGGCTGTACGCTGGCAATCATTTTCACAGGATCGAATTTAACGACCTTGCACGGAAAGGCCACATTAAAATCCGTGTACAGCTTCAACAAAAAGCCATCCAATAAAGCAGACATAGCGGCAGCAGGATCAACTTTATTCATAAAATCGCCTCTACTTCCGTTGTAAAGTCTCCCGTTCGGGTAAACGTATGGGAACCACTGCGGACATGGGCTTTCCCAGTAAAACGGGAATAGGACAGGTTAAGTACACTTGCGGTGGTTACTCGGTGCTGAAGTTGCATCTTTATGTTAAAGCCCTTGGCCCCATCCTTCTCAAATCGCCCAGGCGTTCCAATTAACCCGGTTTTGGTATTGACCGCAAACACATTGTCGCCGCCGCTCCGTAAATTGCGGACGTACAGTTTGTTCTTATTGATGTACACCGATGTTCCACAGTCTTTAGCGACCTTTGCAATTATCTCCGTTACTTTGCCTTTTGCGGTGTATCCATCCTGGTACCTATAATCTCGATTGAGGCTGAATTGAGCAATGGGTAAGCCGATATAGCTTGCCATCTGTTTAATAATCTTGCTGGCGAGTGTATTTTCAGCAAAGGCAATTTCTTTCACCTCACGTTTATCCAAGTCCTCGCTATCCAGTACGTGGATAGTGGTAATCTTGTCTACGCCCTCCCAAACGGTATCTACGTTGGATATGTAGCCGTGGAGTAGCAGACCCACATCACCCTTATATCCAGCATTGAGCATGAGCACCTTACCACGTTTGATATTGTTTATGGTTGTCTCTGCCAAATTCCAAATTTTAATTTCACTTTCATTCGGTAGGGTGTCATTGTCAAAAGGAACCTTGCCCTCGATGTTGTACTTGTCGGAGGAAAATTTCATACCAGCGGTCAAGACCTCTATCACGCGTCCAAAATTACGCATCGTCCTCATCCTCTTCCTCTATAACATAAAGAAACACGCTCACACCGAGCGTGTCCCATGTTACGGCTGTACTATTTTCAGATTCGTCGTATGGCACAACAGGAACCTTTGGAAACCGATCATCCTGGACATCGTAGAACAGCGGTATGCCGTATACGATCTTTTCCCCGTAAACCAATACTTCCCCATCTAGTTCAAGGTCCACCGTAAAGTAGTCAAATTCCGAATTGTAATGAACCTCAAAAGTGTACATTTGCTCTGCAAGTTCAATTTCAAATCTATAGGGGATAAGATCCTTTTCGATTTCAATAAATTCGTAGTCCATCCACACTCACCCCATTAAGCCCACGGGCTGCCCTTCTTAAATTTGACCTTCTGGACCTTTTCTTTTTCCTTTTTGCCCTTGCTCTTACCTTTTTTACCTTTCTTGGTCTTGTCCTTTTTGCCTGATTTCTTCTTGTCCTTCTTCTGCTTCACGCCACTATTAACGATCTTAGCGGCCTGAGATTTAACAGGAAGTGGCAGTTTGCCCACGTATGAAGATTGAGCGACAATAACCTCAGTAAGAGTAAACGAAACGGCGTAACCGTCTGCGTTTGTATAATCGTGGTCAGTCGCTAGGCCGGATATAATCCCGGTGAAAGATGTCCGACCAACATATTTTACAATCTGTCCAGTGTCAGATGCCTTTTTTAGATATGTAAGCACACGCGCCGCATCCGGCCCGGATATAACCCCACTAAGGGGCATTGTCCGGGCTTTGCGCTGCACATGGTCAACCATATCTATTCCTTTTTCCACGGGCTGGCTTGTTATGTCTACATCGAACGTGGGGCTTTCCTTTTCTATCCATACATAGTGGCTGTCGATCATTGCCATTATATGTTCACCTCCGGTGAAACAAATCCCTCACGCCGGAATGTTTCTTCTAAGATCTTTTGAACTTGGCGGCGTACCTCGGCAGCTACATCCCCAGCAACCGTAGCGCTTGAAGCATCTGCCCGAAGGTCGATATTTACACTAATGTTCATCGCCCCGCCTGCGCTGCCTCCTCCACCAACACGAGCCGGGGCTAATTTGCGGGCTGGTGCACTTATCGGGCTATTTGTGGATGGTACAATCTCGTCCGTCACGCCAGTTGCAGCCGCCGCCACGCGATCCTGTGTCCCTTCAATACCTTGGGCAAGACCTTCACCCGTGAAGAAACCGACTTCCATCATTACGCGAGAAGGTGAGTGAATACCTAAGATATCTTTGATTTTTTGCGTAATACTTGAACCAATATCTTTAACCTTTTGAACCACAGAGTCAGCCATTGAGCTAATACCGTTTATCATACCTTCGATTATGTTTCTGCCGATATCAAAAAGGTTGATCCCCTTTAAATAGCCCGTTATCTGATTCCAGATACTCGTGATTTTGTTCCAGATATTTGTAACAGTTGTTGAAATGGTAGAAAGAATATTATTCCATACGCTTGACAGGAAAGACTTCACACCATTGAATACATTGGACGTGGTGGTCTTTACGTTGTTCCATGCCCCTGTTATCCGGCTCCATATTGACGATACAGCCCCGCTAATACTTCCGGTTATTCCAGCCCAGACAGATACAAGCCACATCCACACAGCCATAAAAACAGCCACAGTAAACGCCTTTATCTGGCTCCAGTAAGTGACCACCAATCCAGTTACCAATACCAATGGACCAGCAACAACCATTAGCAGTTTTGGCCCCCACTGTACGATGAAATTCACAACAGAATTGAACAAGTTAGTAATCCAGTTCCATACCGCTGTTAACTTGGAAACCGTAGCATTCTTGATCTTGTCCCATGTCTGAGGAATGGTAACCGTAATAAAATTCATTACGGTCGAAAACCCGACTTTGATAGCCGCCCACACTCCATTTACAAAATTGCGGAATGTTTCAGACTTTTTATAAGCTACTACCAACGCCACTCCTAATGCCACCAATGCGATAACAATAAGCATAACCGGGTTAAGACTCATAACCACGTTAAATGCAGTCTGAACAGCCGTCCACACCCTGGTCAAGGAAGTTATCGCTGTTACAGCTGCATTATAAGCAACAATCGCTGCCGTTTGTATCTTCTGCCACGTAGCCCATGCCTTCATAGCAATAGTAATCGTAGTGACTACTGTCCGATATGTGACTAGCGCCGCGACAATGCCTATAAGCGTAGGTTTAAACCCATTCCATCCGACCATTGCCGATCCTACATTTTTGATTGTATTACCAACATTTTGTAGAGTAGGCCACAACTCCTGTGCCTTGACTGTAATCCAATTTATCCCGGCCGCTACCTTATCGCCTATCGCTGCCCCGAAAGCCTTTATTTGTGGCGTGTTGTCCGTTAGCCATTGTCCAAACTTATTTAAGTAAGGCAACAGCTTTTGTCCAACAGGTATTAATATTCCGGTTTCAATCTGCCTGCCAAACATCCCAAACGCTTCGGCTGGGTCTTTAAATCGAACCTTGTTTAATTCCTCCATAGTGTCAGCGGCAGAATTGAATTGTGATTTAGTCGTACCCATAGCGGTAATCGTCTTTGCTTCAAGGTCCTCGAATTGGCTCCCCATCAAAGCAACTCCGACAGTATTACGCTGTACAGGATCCTCTATGTCGCCAATCATCCGCATTATCTGCTGAAAACTCTTTTTAGCTTCTGGACCGCCGGCAGCAAATGTATGCATCATCTTATCTGCATTTAGTCCCAACATTTCGAAGGCCTGTATACTCGTCTTGCTACCGTCCTTGGAACGGATGTTAAATTCCTTAACCGCGTCCATTAAGGTGTTATCCTGTTGGCTTTTTATCCAACAGTTCTGTTAGTTTCTTTTCCCAACAGTTCAGCATATCTTTTCACTTTCCAGGGAAAGTGTCGCGGCCTCGTGGGTCTATTATTTCAAGACCTATGCGTTGCCCCTGACTGTTCAAAGAACAGCCTTCGGTTCGGATTAGCATTGCAGCCTCCCCGCTTAATTCCGCGATTTATAGTCGGCAACGCTTTTTACCGACTTTATCAAGGTTGAAAGCACCGTTTTGTGATCCGGCAGCCAAAGTATCAAACATTTCTGTCGCGCTGAAGCCTAAGCTTTTGAATTGGTTAGAATACTCATTCGCCGTATCAAGCAACTCACCCGACTTGTCCAGTCCTTTTTGCGCTCCCTGCGCCAACAGTGTCATAGCCTGATCGGATGTAATACCGAATTGCCGCATCATGGTATCAGTGGTTTTCACTGACTCCCCTACTTCAAAACCAAAGGCTTTTCCAAGCAGCATAGCGTTCTTGGTGGTGTTTTCCAGTGCGGCTCCAGTCTGTCCGGTTATTTGTGCCGTAGTAGATATTTGCTGCCCAAGATCCTGCCAATTTTCACCAAAGTTTTGACTGTATAAGTTTTTGGCTATACCCTTTGTCGCTTGCATCTGCTGATCTGTCTGACCAGTCGCCATTTGAACTTGGGACATACTCTTTTCAAAGTCGCTGGCCGCTTTTATAGATGCAACAGCAAAAGCACCCATTGCAGCAGCAGCCGCAGCACCAAAAGCGAATACACCACCACGTAAACTATTAAGTTGGTCCTCAGCCCGGCGCAAAGGACCCTCAGCGACCTTAAACCCTACGGCAAACATTAAGTTACCTATTACGCCTCCGGCCATACAATCACCTCACAACAAAAGAGCGCCCTTTATAGGCGCTCACTTAGGTTTATTTGCAGCACGTTCCTGCTGTTTTATATGGATATCTAAAGCGGCGTTTGCTTCTGCTAGATCATCGTCATCCATCAAGAAAAGATCCCCGTAGGTGACACCCATATCCGATAACAAAAGCCGCCATTGATTCCAACGTTCATTAGCCCTCCGATTCGCTTCCTGCTTGCTTATCGTCATTTTTCTCACCCTTGTCTTGGCCTGTGATAAATGCATAAGCTGCATTAATTACTTCGCTATATTCGTCATATTCCTCGAAGTCGTCAATTTTAAGCTTTGGACTTACGATTACATGCTTGAGCATTTCTTCCGATAGTCGTTCCTCCTGCAAAACGCCAAATTTATTTTTGGACGCATCGTTAATTTTAGAAACAGCACGGACACCTGGATGCTGGAACAGATATTCCTTTCCTTCAATATTCGAAGTGTATTGTTTTTGTTTGAAATTAGCCATTATAATCGTCTCCTTAAATTTGGATTATTGGATTAAAGAATTTCGTGGTTAGTCAATTGAATTTCGTATTCTCTATCGTCTGCCTCATTGCCGTATTTACGGGCAGCAGGCTTTTTGACCACCCCAGCCGTACTGGTGATAGTCTCTTTTGGTGTGCCGTTGTAAATTACACTGACATCCACGACCTGACCAGTAACGGCCAGTTTGTCCATATATGCCACTTGCGGACTTGTTGCAAGCAATGTGATTTTGAGTGTGGCGAGCGGGTTATTCACCTTGGTTACGAGTACATCACCCTGCGCCCCGACTTTGAAAGTATTGGAATCTTCGTCTTTTTCCCACTCTACCAAGTCCTCAGAAAAACCTGTAAGAAAAACCCCTCCGATTGATACGGAGAGGTCCATAGGATCATATGTGGTTGTAGTAGCCAATTAAATCAACTCCTTAAATCTGGATTAATCCAGTGATTTTTGACTTATGGATTGCTCCATCCAGTTCAAATGTGAACTTTGCATCGTTGTACTCACGCTTTTCGCGATCCGCCGGGTCTACCTCAGAACGGCGTTTAAAATCCGTTGAATATAACGGCAAACCATCATCACCTTTGGCAATCATTCCTTGCTGATCGGCACGCAACAAATTCGTCTTTACGACTGCTTCAATCTGAGCAATACCAGAGTTAGAAAAGCCCACTTTGTCCTGGCGGAAGAACAATTTTTGCACGCCCAACTGAATATTAAGTATGAGCCAGTCCCGACATTGCATAATATCAATGTATTCCCCTGACACTGTTACCCCTTCGGACGTTTGATCGTCTCCGGCCTTAGTAACATAGGTGTTAGCCCCTAATGCGTGAATGGCTTGCATTTCCGTTTCAGTGATATCCATAGGTGCGATACCTTTAAGGGGTTTAAATTTCCAAGTCAATGACCCGGCTGGCTTTTGTCCTGCACTACCAATCCAAGCAGCGTCAGGGTAATTGGTAATGTCTTCGTGATAAAGGGTTATTGTACGGGTATACTTTTTGGCCTTGATTGAGGCCAGATCCGTTTTGCTGCTCGAAGCAGTGAAAAATAACCGTGAATCATCCAACTCTACTGCATCCCCTATCGCTGTAACGTCCGCCAGCGTCCGACTGGTAGAAACAAGATAGTACCAGTCTTTAGAAAAAATCTTTGGAAGCCAGTCCGCAAGTGGGTCCCCCGTTTTATATTGCATAACTGCAATGGATTCTGGTGAATTGCTGCCTTGATTGAACAGAGCATAAGCAGCTTTATAAATCTGTGACGTATTCGCAAAGTCCTCCAAAACAGCATCCAGATCATAGTACAATTTAAACTCAGTAGCTGCAGCAGCAGCACCGATAATAAGCGGCCTACCCAATCCGGTTTTAGGAGTAGGACGAAGGATATTAATAATTACCTGCACGTCTCCACGTACCGCCAAAACAATCAGCTCCTTACGTTATTATTTTGTTTGCAATCTTCACTTTTTCGATGTACTCAAGGTCCTGATCGGCAACAGCGGTGGTACGAAAGTCCACGTCGAACCCATATCGTCGTTCCCATTCATCAGCAATAAGAATGTCCCTGTTGTCCACGCTGCCGATATTGAAAACAACCACGTTCAAATCCTTGAGAACATCCCGGCCGATGGTTTTAAGCCAGTCCTGCGCCCTAAGCGCGTTTGTAATGCTGTCCGCGCTATCCGCTGCGTAGGACAAAAAAGAGACAGTAAATTCTACCGTCTCCCGCTGCACCAATTTTCCATTTTCCTGTGTTACTACCGGGAAACCCCGTCCTTCTGCGAATCCATCTGAAATGTTGTATGTTAGAAACGCCCCTTTTGGCATGTCTCCCCCGCCATTCAGTTCGATTACCTCTAGTCCCAAACGGGCCGACAAACCACGTACAATAGCAGACCTTATAGCCTTAAAAGGTATCACGACACATTCACCTTCTTGAGCAAATATTTGTTTATGTCGCTGTACTCGCGGTCCTCTACAGTATCCACCGTGTACTGTTTACCTTGATACTCTATCCGGTCTGCAGTGGAGTGCTTTGCGGCGGTGTACAATGTACGGTCTTCCTCGGTGTAACGTCCTCCTTCCTCCATCTGAAGCTTGGCGGAAACGGGTTGAAAATGACCTTGTAATGCAACGCGTTCCGGTTCAGCCGGAATCCATACACCATCCTCGTCCCGCCTGCCCGTATCTGGACGCACAAAAACATACGGAACATTGTACTTCCGCATTATGCCTCCAAAACTGAATTTACGCATATCGTACCTCCTTACTTATCAACGATCACATGTGTGATGCTGTCCCGTAGGTCCGCATCTGCAATGAGGATTTTCTTCCCCCTCTTGCGCCGGGCATACAACGGTGAAAGTGGAGGCTGCTTGATCCGATTAAAATTAGCAAGTGTTTTGGTTTCCCCTATTACTCCAACCTGTTCAAGAAATGACATAACGTCCATATCGCCCATAGCGACAGGTGTTATGTTCGTGCGGACCCATTTGGATATACCAGCAGCGGACTTCTTTTTACCAGTCCCGATAAATGAACGAGCTGGTATTTTCATCTTGGCAGACCCATATTCATGAACACCCGCAATCATCGCCAGATCCGCATCACCTTGCATACCTATATGAACCTCTTTTTTGGCAAGCTTGTTTAAGTTGGCCATGATTGCCGGAAGGAAACTCGTTTCATCCAGTTCCACGTTAGCACGGCGAGTGCGTGTCCGTCTTGCGCCAGCCATACAATCACCTCACAACTGAATAAGGGCCTTGACTGCACCCGGCAGGCTTCGGCCCTCATCTTTGTATGTCACGGATATGTCGCCTACCCGTTCACTGGTTACGCCCTGCTCGCGCATTAATGTTTGAGCAAGCAATACACAAGCCCATTCATATTTTTGCGGCAGTGTAGGCGCTGGCGCGTCCTCTGCATCGCTCGGGAGGATATAACCAGCCAGATATTCCACCTCGATTAAACGCGCTCCATGCGGCCAGCCGGACCGCCGAAACAGCATGCCGTTTTCAGACTCAATAGTGAATGACCCTTCCAACTTATCTACTCCATCGACATGTAGCAGAGATACCGAATGGATCGGGAAATTTCGAAGCCGGAGGAACTTAGTTCCAGGACCGTCTAGCGTCTGCCGATATGTCTTGTATTCGAAGCTCCGATTACATTCCCGTTCAATCCATTCCGAAGCTGCTCCTAATGCGGTGAGAAGTGTAAAATCTTGTGACGTATCATCCAAGGGAATGGACAGATAACTTTTAGCCCTCTGTAGGGTTGTCAGCATTCGTGTCACCACCAGCGTCCGGCACATCAGGAGTGATAGGTGTGTCAGGTGCATCAAGTGTATCGTCTTTGGTCGTTTTCGTTTTAACAGGTTTCTTATCTGTATCGGCAGTAGGCGCAGCATCTGGAGTCATCCCAGTGTCATCATCTGCGATTACTCCGGCTGCTTGCAATCGTCGTGCTCGCTGTTCTGTAGCAGGGAAATAAGAACCTGGAAGGATTGTGTCGCCAGTTTCTTTGTCCGTAAATGTAGCAGCAACTAAATACTGTCGCTTGTCTTCTTTAGCCATGTGTTATTCTCCTTAAAGACCCGGTCCATGCCGGGTCTGTAGTTTTATTTAGGCTGTTGGTACGTCCAGGGTCACATAAGGGCTTACTTTTGTTACGCCATCTTCCAGCGTAAGCGGCTCGATTACCCATGGCTTACCATCAACATTCCAGAATGCTTTAATAACTGTCTTGTTTTGACGGAACAGAACATGTTCGGAAGCGTCAATAAACGGACCGGAACCATCTTTAATGAGGTAGTACATAAAGTCCACCAACTGCAAATCGCCTTTTGAACCAAGCGGCTTAGTACGACCCGTGAACTTGATTGGAATACCAAGTAACGTTGATGGCACTCCCCGTGTTGCATCGCCTTGGATGTAGATGTAACGTCCAGCAGGGTCTTGCATTGTCATGAGTTGTGGCAATGTAGACTGGTGAGCAATGAAAGTGGCGTTGCCCACAGACTCTGGCAGAAGGCTTGCCAGCATATTCACCACGTCAATGTATGCAATTTGGTTAGCTGTCTTTCTTTTAACTGTTAATCCGCCTGCTGCTGTGGACACTCCAAGCGGTTTACCCACACCATCCCCAGTCAAGAAAGCAATATCCTCAGCTGCAGTCATCGCGTTTTCAAGTAGTGTACGAATGAAGGAGTCAGCCGCCTGCCAGTTTCGGAGCAACTTGTCTGTTACAACCGTTGTAGCAGCTACTTCATGCGGCTCCAGTGTTACTTCCTTCATATCCGCATCCGTCTCAGGCTTGTTGCCGCCTTCCTCAATCCACTTAACTTCTACCCCACCGTACACCCCGTTACTGCCTTGATCCAACGCAGGAATGGTGATCTTGGAATCAGGAGGGGAACCAGCAGGCAGTACAGTTGCGCGAGGACGCACAATAGAATCAGGCGCGTTCAGTTGCAAAACCTTATCCGGACGGAATTGAGTCGGTATAAAAGGCTGTGCTCCACCATCTCCACCCAAAGTAAACTCGTTACGAAATGACATGACTTGATCACGGAACGCCTCTGGAACTTCTACACCCCCGCCTTGATTTTCATTGACTTTAAGATTGTGAATTCGACCTTTCGAGTCACCAAAGCGCAAAGCATTTACAAACTCACCAAAGCTGCTGAATCCAGCTGTATCTTTCAATTTTGCTTGGACAGGGCTACCGCCTAATGCTGCAGCAGAAGGACGGTAACGAGCTGAAGCAGGATCGTCCAACGTTCCCTCACGCTTTGCCAATTCTTCCTCCAAACCAGCTTGCTTTTCCAGAGCGGCAATACGTTCTTCGAGCGCTGCAATTTCAGTGTTGATGCGTTCGAACTCTGTAACTTCTTCTTCTGTCAATTCAGTGTCTTCTGCTCTTGTCTTTGCTCGATTCAAAATCTCGCGTTGATTTTGAATAAGTGCTGCGCGTTCTTGTTGCAATTCTGCTTTAGTCTTTTTCATTATTTGGACATCCTCTCATTGGTAGATAGTATTTTTTCATACAACGACAACGACGACCGAGTTCTCCGTGGAGGTTCCGGTTTCGGATCACTCGCAGGAGGCTGGGCCGCCGCAGTAACAACAAATATTTTTGGTGCATTTTTATATTTGGAAAGATTCATATCTTGGCCATTAACATTAAGGACACCAGCATTAAGCGAGGCTGCAATTTCCTTGCCTTGGTCAATTTCATCGGCCAGACCGTAGCTGATTGCCTCGTCTGCAGAGAGCCATGTTTCAGCGTCGAGTAGTTCTATTAGCCGTGTTTCGTCAATCCCTGACTTGTCGATGTATGCTGCGATGAGACTTTTTCGGATATTATCCAGATCATCAGCAGTCTTTCGAAGTTGTGCCGCATTCCCCGCAGAAAACGTCCAAGGATTATGAATCATCATCATAGCGTTACGAGGCATATATACCGTGTCACCTGCCATAGCGATTACAGAGGCAATGGAAGCCGCTAGACCGTCAATATAGACGTTAACATGAGCTTTATGACGTTTAAGCATGCTGTGAATCGCTTGCCCGGCGAAAACATCACCACCGTCAGAGTTGATATATACATCCAACTCAGGTACATCACCCAATTGGTCTAAATCAGCTTTAAATTGATTGGGTGTTACCTCGTCCCCCCACCAATCCATTGATTCAATGACCCCATAAATGTACAAGGACGGTCGGTTACCCTCATTTTTGAAATTCCAAAACTTTTTCACGTCGTTCCTTCACCCCCTTTCAGCACGTTTTCAGCAGTTTTACTCGCCGCCAGATCAGCAGGAATCATATTCCCGTTAACCAGGTACTTTTTGCCTGATTCTTCTCCTGTAGGATTCATATCCTCAAGCTCTCTCCATGTATCGGCGTTAATTACGCCGTTCTGCCGTTGAATTTGCAGCCCCTGTTGACGACTAATATAGTCACCGCGCAGCAATCCCTTAACATTGCAGCGAACATAGTACCCTTGAGCACGTTCAGTAGGTGTGAAAAGCCTCCAATTTGCCGTCTGCTCAAGACGTGTGATGTATGGCATGAGCGAATACATCACAAATTCGGTGCTCATTTGCTCAATATTGTTGAAAGACGACTTCTCAAGGTTAGCAATCATGTGTGGAGGTACACGAAATAAACCGCATAACTCATCGCGGTTAAATTTCTTTGTCTCTATAAATTGAGCATCGGCAAGTGGAATCGGAATCCGGCTATATTTCATGCCTTCCTCCAAAATAAGCGGCTTCCAACTGTTTGCAATGCCGCTCCCCTTCTCGTCGAGCCATGCAGTAAGACGTTTATACGCCTCGTCACTAAGCGAATTTGGATGCTCCAGCAATCCTCCAACGTTCATACCCTGCGTATAAAAACGCTCAGTGAATTGCTGAGTAGCCAGACCGACTCCGACTGTTGATGCAGCCATGCGGATAGGTGAGTAACCCACCAGTCCATTAGAGCCAAACCCCCGAGTATGGAAGATCATTTCTGCTGGGTAAATTTCCGCTTTACCACGGTCATTTATAGCATATTCAATCTTGTTTGTTTCCGGATTCCGCTGAGGGTTAACCATATACCAAGGAATAGGATACAGTTCTATCGGGTACCCGCGCTGATTGTGCGTAATTATTGAATAACTATTCCCCGCTAATGCTTGTTCACTAACCGTTGTTTCCCTCCATGTTGACGACACCATTTCATCGTTTGGTGTGTCATGCAGCAGCGCGTGAACAGGATGATCCCTTGCCTCATCTTTGCCCCCGCCATTTCGTTTTCGGTATACGTCCATAGGCAAAGTGCCAATCGTTTCAGCAAGGACCCTCACGCAGCTGTACACAGTTATGAGTCTGAGCGCTGCACCTTCACTAACCTCAACCCCCGCATATTGTCCACCCAAAGAACGATGCCGAGTGTCGCGAAAAAAGTCGTCCATAGAATATTCTTGTGCTCTAGTTACCAACCGGCTTATAAAACCCATATTTAGCGTTCACCTCCTCCCTTTGCGGGCAGTCCGATCCAAACCAGCACGGCACCACAAATAATGAACATAGCTGGCGGGTAGATCATCCAAAGTCCACGTGCCGACATTAAAAAACCACATAACAGGAGAATTTCACGTATGTGGTCTAAAGTTATTTTTATTTTGGGTAATTTCACAAGTCTCTCGGCCCCCTTGTCTCATAAATTGACTTCTTCGGTTTCGCCGATAACGAAAGCGTTAGCTTATGGCTGTCTATAACAGCGTCCACAGGATCTATGCGCTTTGTTTTGGCTGTTGGGTCCTTATCTATTTTTATTTCCCCAAAACTGTTACTGGTGGTCTTAGCGTTCGCCATAGACCATGTTAGCAACTTATTGCGACGATCATAAATGACATTGCCTGCCTCAACCTCCAGCCTAAAATCAACCGTTGCGTCATTTAGGCTCTTGGCACTTTGAACTATCTCAACTAGGTCGACGCCAAATTCTTCAAGGTCAGACAAAAAGGCATCCGCATTATGAGGGTCATAAGCGATGCCTTTTAATTTGAAGTTATGTTTTTTGATTAGGTCGCGGTAATAAGCAAGGATATACTTATAATCTGTCTTCACGCCGCCCATTGTCTCCGTAGGAGTAAGTAACCCCTCCATGATCCACATGTCATACGGCGCATGGTCAGACTGCACATGCTCATGTACCCGCGCCGCTGGTATCCAGCTATGAGAATGGATGTAGTATTTGCGTTGACCATCCACATCCAAAGGAAACTCTAAGCTTCCGCTTGTCAAGTCCCCCCCGGAAGAAAGGTCCAACCCTAAGTAACATTCCTTGCCTTCCATGTCTTCGATAGTCGTGTCAGATTCGCAGGCTTGCCAATGCTCCATATTCATATACTGCGTATCGGAGAACTGAACCCAACGATTCAAGGACTTGGTGAGGAAGTTTCGCAGTTCTTCCCCTTGCTGAACTTTGGCCTTTATCGCTTCTGACCTTAAACTATCTAACGTTTCAGGTGTCCATAACGGGTTAGCTTTAGGCCAGTTTGCTTCATCCCATACATCGTCGTCTTTGTCCAACTCGCAGATGAAAACGAACTGAGTTTCGTCGGCATGTGCGCCGGATAGAATTAACTTGCAATATTTGTACAGTTCATAGCATGGACCGTTGATATTAAAGCCTGCGGTTGTAATAACGGAAATAAGGCATTGTTTTAATTTTTTGGTTCCATCAGCAAGCAGCTTGTACATTTGATTATCTTTATGTAGATGGTATTCGTCCACGCTTGCAAAATACGGACGGAATCCATCTATCGTTTTCGTATCTCGACCAAGCGCCCTGATTTCACCCTTGGTCAGAGAACAAAGTATAGTGCTCTTATAGTCTTTAACGTCAAATAGCCCCGACTCATAATCTGAACCACCAAGCTCGGGGTCTGAATCAATGAATTTGATACATTCCTTTAGGACAATTCTTGCCTGAGCTTCTTTTGTAGCGGTGCAGTATACTTGGGGATAATTATAGCCGTCAAAGTTTCCATAAAAGAGGGCCGGGACCGCGTTGCCCAAAGATTTACCGTTTTGCCGGGCCACCTGAACATATGAGGTGCGGAATCGACGGTAACCATCCAACGTAACCCAGCCATTCCAACTCCCAAACATAAAGTCTTGAAAGCCCCATAGTTCAAGCGGCAAAGGTTCCTCGCCTTCTGCCAGCGTGAGGGATTCGGCAAACTCTATAATCTCATGGGCCTTATCTGGATCGAACACGTAAAGAAAATCTTCCGTACCCTGCCGATCCAAATCCTTAAGGTGGCGCTCACACGCCTGTCGCTGTGCCTGACCAGCGATAATCCTGCCGGACACCACTTCCAGTGCATAGGCTGTTACCCGGTCCGTCTCTCCGACAGTGTTGTAAGGATAAATCTGCGGGTTAGCCACTTCGGTTTCCCCCGAACTTTCCGAACTTGCTCGAGGTCTTCTCCGGTTCCTTCGGCTTCGGAACATTCTTCACCTTAGACAAAGGGTTTAAGAAAAGACGGTCCTGCATTTTGAGAAGCATGTCCATCTTCTTGTTGATTGCCGTTTCGATTTTTAATACACCTTCTAAGGAAGCAAGTTGGGAAAGGTACTTTTGTGCCCTCAAACCATACTCGTTCAAATCTTCTTCCGCTTCCTCAGCTTTGCGAGTTAATTCTTCAAAATATTCATCAAATACATAATCTTCAATGGAAATTCGCTCAATTTTTTGATACTGTTTCAGCAGCTTTTCGTACTCTGAATATGTCCGGCAGTACATCGCCAATAGTCCCACATCGGAGCTAGAAAGCAAATTAACACCTTCAGCAGCAGCGGCTTTATAATCTTTCATGCACTGTTTCCAGTGAGCGAAAGCAACTGTATCATCCTTTACAAACACAGGCGGTTTCAGTTTTTCTAGTTCAGTTTTCCCAAGCTTAACCTCACCTTCTTTGCGCGCCTGAATCTGTGCTTTTGTTAATCGGTTCGGATTGCCTCCCGCGATGTGAAGGTCAATCGGTTTTGCATTTCTCCCCATCCGGGTGCACCTCCAAATCCCGAAAAATTTATAAAACGAGTTTTTACGCGAAAAAAGTCCGGCGCGGTCTATTCCAAAAAAAGTTTTTAGAAATTTGACCCCCCTTCCCCTTTTCAAAAAAATATAATTTTATTTTAATTCAAAATATTTTGATAAGCTTTTATCCAATTCACTTGCAAGTTTCGCTTTTATATCTTGCACTGTACAGGGTTCTTTAACTTCGATGTACAGCTTGATTAAGTTTGTAGCTACCACGTGGGTGCTTACTCTTATATCCTTATCAGTTGAATGGTCATCGTTCAGCCGTTCGTACTCTATCAGCTCCTGTGGTGTACCTTCATGCTCGTACTCACCGCATCTAATGATCATGCGTTACCCTTCTCTCTTCCGTGCTTATTGACTATATCGCACACACGTTGAGTACGTGCAGCCTTGGCGATAGTCTTATCAAACAGAGAACGTCCTAGCAGCCTATCCCACCAACGTAGCTTTATAGCCACGCCTTGCAACATGCCTGTAGAGCGTCTACCTAAAACCAATAGGTTGCGACGGTCATCTATAGGCTGTATACGCTGTACGTAGTAATCATCCATAATAATTGTTCTCCTTCTTGGACTTATCATACTCACAGTTAAGGCGTAGTACCTGCTGTACTTCCTCGTGTTCCAGGCTGATATCACACTGGCGACTAAGGTTTCTAAGAATGTACCCAATACGCTCATCGCTTTTACTTACAGCGTCACGCCATCCTTCCGGCCTCATAGGCGGCGCATCAGCAGTACGTTTATTCATACAACAATCCACCCCACAGACTTATACTTACTAATCAAGCGCTGAACATCGTCAGCCATAGCCCACAGGTTAGAATAATTTGTGGGACGTCCTTCGTACTTTCTAGCTGCATTAAGAAGCTCTGATTTAAAAAACTCGGCTTGTTGCAACGTTAAAAATGCTGCCGTGTTTATAATTGATTGAAAACCACCCGCGGAAACCGTTACTTCAACAATGCTGTTGTACACAACCTTTATAGGCTCATAATTAGACGCCATTCCCAAAACCTCCATCTTCTTTTGCTGTCTTGGTATCGTGGCATTGCTTGCACAGCGGTTGCCAGTTATCCCTATCCCAAAACAGTTGCTTATCTCCTCTATGTGGGGTTATATGATCGACTACTGTTGCAGTAGCCAAGTACCCGCGTTGGAAGCAGTACGTACATAGCGGGTGTTTACGAAGATATCCTTCACGCGCCTTACGCCACTTGCTATCATAGCCCCGTTCTGCTGCTGTACCTCTATACTGGTCATAGCTGCGTATTTGGTCTTGGTGAGCCTCACAGTATCGCTCATTGCCTGTGACCATCTGTTTGCATCCCTGCTTACCGCAGAACCGCTTTAACGCCATTATGCTTTGAGCGCGGCTACAACTGAATTGAGTAATGTAGCTATTTGGGCAGTTGTTGCTGTAGCAGGATCTGCTAATGGGGTAAGTGCTGTAAATGCAGACTTATTAGTCTTTGCATTCAATGCCGTAGCTAAATCTGTGATATTAGCCATGACGTGTGTGTGATTACCTGCAGCAGCGTTTCCGGCTCCTGTGCCAAGGGTCAAGCTCGATGTACCAGCGCCAATAGCGGTTCTTGCTGCCGCTGCGTCCGTTGCCTTTACGAGAGCCTTACCAGTCGTTGTTGCGTCAGTGATACTATCCACCGTTATCGTTCCACCACCTGAACCGCCGCCAAAAGGTATCGGATTTTTTGTACTTACTGGAATGGGTTCCCCGTTTTCGCCTTCGATAAATAGCATTCTTCCTGTAATATCTCTTGACATATAAACACGTCCTTTTCTTTGGATATAAAACAAAAAAAGCCGCCTATTGGCGACTGCGTTATTAGTATTCATTTTCAGGCGGTTTTGGCTTCAGCCATTCACCTTGCTCATTGATGAATGCATCTTTGTAGCGACCTGATTCTAACTGTCTTATTATATCCTCTTCTTTAGCAACCAGTATTTTAGCAAGCTGAGTAACAGTGTAGTATTCACTACTTTTGTAGTCTAACTGTATAGGAACCGCCATTTCGTACAGCACATTCAGAAATTCAGCAAACGTCAACTTGCCCATGTTACTTATCCCTGAATAATAAGATGGCTTGTAGTTAGAAAATTCTCGAAATGATTTTCCTTGAAACTCTTTTGCTAGAGCGTTACTAAGGCGCACGCTCATAAGGTTATCGAAACGTGTCTCGAAGTTCATTTCTTCCGTTTTAGCGTATTTTGCTTTGAATGCGATTATCTTTATAAGAGGCAAGTCTTTGCGATTACCCTCTTTCAAACGCATTCTAAATTGTTCACGATCCATTATCATCGGCTGTACCATCCTCTAAGGTGTGTTTAACCGACATTTTACAGCACGTTTCTTATAAACGTAAACAGATATTAAGACACACAGCGGAATCGAACCGCTATAATCCTGTATGTGTCAAATAAGGTGAGGTGCGTTATGCACCCGACCTTTAGAGTTACTTGAGTTGATCAACCAACTGTTTAATTACAGCTGGCGTGCTGATACGTTGTCCATCTTTACGGTTACCCTTGATGTATGCTGCATCCTCATTACTGTAGTAGACTACACCGTTGCCCTCTACGACTGGATAGCCGCTTTCGTCTGCTTGCAACTCAGTAGCAACATGTTTGCCGTGCTGTTTGGCGTGTTCCTCATCGTGTAGATGCAGGATGCCATATTGATCGAGATACGCATAATTCTGTGCCATCGTTTGTTTCCTCCTGTACATAGCAAAAAGGACACCGTATACCGATGCCCTCATGCTTGCTTATTTAGTTGCGCCCTAACCCTCCGTCATGCGCTTGCCACTGCCGCTCCCTTATACATGCGGTATGGTTCCCAAAATATTTAGACTTTTGGTAAATTTATGATTTTCTAGTGATTGAAATAATGATATAATTCCTGTGGTGCCAAAAAGCGGTGGTTGTTCGCAATCGGACAGGACTCCACCTTGACACCTTTCGAGATAATTTCTCTGGCAATCGCGATAGCGGCTCTGACTGTCGATATCATTGACTTACTAAAGCGCTAATAACAACGCAATAAGGGTGCACTGTTTCTATAGCTAGAGTCTTCACCGTCTTTATGACCATGGGTACTTTAACACCCTGACACCTTTACCTTTTCAAGAGATGTCAGGTAGGCTAGCACATAGATTGGCTAACGGATTAACCACTTTAAAGAAATATGCCAAGGCACAGTGTGCTCAACAAGTTAATAGGACAATAAGAAAAAGACCAAGAGTGGGGGCTCTTGGTCTTTCCCTTTTTTTAGACATTGTAGAACACACGGCTTTACAGTCGTAAATACAATAAACGAGTATTTGTGAATCTCGTATAGAGATTAGATCTACATATTTATTGCACTTGGATTGCCTCCTCGTGTTCTGATTTGTCTAACATACTATGCGCGCGATCAAAAATCTCCTTTTCACTACAGAGCTCCTACTACCTATGTCTCCTTAGCGATATTTTCTTCTGGCTTATTCATAGTAACAAATATATCAATCATTTTCCAGATATGTTTGTTCGCTATGTTTTTATTGAATTTGGTTATATAAAGATAAAATATAATAGGTTTCACCTATAGGTGGCATTCGTAAGACAAATTTTTATCGTTCAAAATAATAAGAACATCTCCCAATATAGAAGGAAATGTTCTGAGTGATCTATTGAATTATTCTTACATGTACTTCTTCAACATCATTACCGTTAGCATCCACAACATTAACGACACCGTAATCTTCCCAAGACATCACTTGGGGATTATATTCCGTAGCTGTTAACAAGCCATTACTGCTAACCGAGAAACAATCCTTTGCATAGCCAGAAACATAATAAGTGTAGTGGCGCCCATAAGAAGGGTTATATCCTAATTGGTAAGTTTGTCCGACCTTTAATGTAATTGTGTACGTAAGGACTTTAGAAGCGGCTGGGGCAACTGTTGATTCTGCAGCACTTGCTATTCCCGCACTTAATGATAAAAGCAAAACCATTGATGCAGCTAATAATAGTTTCTTCATATTATCATCTCCTTTTCATAAATATTGTAATATGCCCGTCTAGTTTATTCAATATATTTCCTTTTATATTAAAAATAAGCTAAAATTTAAATCTTCTGTTATTTTTCTTTGTGCTCGTTGGACATACTCTTCAACTGAGCCCTTACTAATACCCAGCATATTACCAATCTCCCCGAATGAAAAACACTCTCCATGCGCCATTACATAACATTCTCGTTCCCTTTCACTTAAGCGCGATAATGCATCCTGAATCTGAAATCTTTGCCAGTCTGTTAGATTACTTGGACTTCCTGCTTTGGAGTTGCTTACATACGCCTGCATCTTTAGTGGGTCAACTAACTGTTCACGTTGGTATGCTGCTCGCCTCTCAATCCCACGCTTATTCCCTGGTCTTCTCCCGGTAACTAACCACTCTTCCGTAAACTCACAGTCGGATATCATACCGGAAATGATCTTCTTATCGTCCGCGTCAGCCTTCTTATATATCCTTGCAGCTATGTTCCTTGCCTTGCGGTAGCTTAATGCTGTAGCCCCTCCCAAGTCTGTTACAACGGGTGTTTGTTCCGTATCCTCGTCCGGTATCATATTAGCACCTCCTAGATGAAATCAAATATTGTTGTCTGCCCCTCACGCGGCGAATCTGCCGAATCCTGTATAAGCCCATCATCCAACATAAACTTAGGAGCCTCATAGAGATATCTTTCATGGACTGGATCGCCTTCACGTGAATGCGCTGGGTTCTTTATCTCTGCTTTCTTGGTCCAAACCCAAAAACTCTTAGCTGTCACTTTATCGTTGTTAACTGACATTCCCATTCCTTCCTTCGCTCAATGTGTTCGGTTCAATCGACGTGATAATCATATACCTATCTATACTGACTACACCCACATATAACAGTAATGCGCATAATATAGAGGTATAGGCTCTTATCATGGGGTGTTCTCCTTGAGCAGTTCAGTCAGAGCGGATTCGTATTCCTCCGTTTCTTCTCCACTCAACAACCGTTCATTTTCATCATTGGCTTCCTTAATTATCTTCTTCAGTCTTTCTATCTCTGCATCTTTTTGTTGTATAAGGGATTCAGCCTGTATATCTGGATGGTGTGGTGGGTCTGGATCAAAGTGTCCATTATTTATCCATGTGATCATCGTGTGATACGAGTCTACACGTCCCATATTGTAGGATGGAGAGCCAAACTTATCCTCTGCAAAGAGATCGCGATTATCTTGTAGCTGTTTTATGAGCTTATCTGCATCTATTAAACGTGGTTTATCTGTCATTGTTGTTTCTCCTTACTTCCCCATGAAGCCAGACCCATAATGACATATCCCTCTTTTACAAAATTCGGGTTATCCAAGATGTAAGTGACTCGTTTGCATATCCCTGAGCCTGTCCATTCGTTTTTTACTGGGTCCCATTCGAGCAGCACCAGCATGTCGCCTACCTGGTAATCCCGATCATTCAAACGTACCTCAAATGTCTTTGTTCCGTCCCACACAGCTTGGAAGTATTCAGGCCATAGCTTCAACTCATGCTTATTCATATATATCCTCCCTTAGTGGGTGTAGGTCCTACACCTTGTATTGGTTTAATCCACGTACAATCCAATCTCACCGCCGTATTCGTACTCAAGCCTCAGAATCAAACCAATATCAACAATACTCACGGCTATACCCTTTTCGATAAGTTTGTTGAAAATATATTCTGCACATTCGTCATAATTAAACTCTATTGGTTCTTCCTGCTGACCTTCGATTCCGTTAACTATTTCGAGCATATCTCTAATAAGTTTTGAATTGGTCTTTTCAAGCTCATCTACCCTTCGAGCCAAGAGCAGAACATAATCCTTGTCTATATCGCCCTTCTTAACTCGTTCCAATGCTCTCTTATATACTTTTCCTTGCTCGTTCATATCTATCATCCTTCCAACGCTCTTTAAGGAGCGTATTGTATTGGTGGTTACTCCCCTAATGCCTTGTTGATATGGTTAAACGCCGATAATAGAGACTGTTCATCCTTGTTAGCAAATGCTAAGTTCTTCTGTATAGCTGTCTTGGCTTCTTCCAGTGCCTTTTGGTATCTGTATGCTTTGTCTGTCATGTTTAATTGACTTGAAACTGATGATTCCAGGTCAGCAGATATCCGGGCTATTGTCCGCTCCCTCTCTGCAAGCTGCTTGCCTCTCTCCGCAGCCGTTTGGAAGTTAGCTAGGCTTTCCTCATTCAAGCCATTTACCTGCTGTTGGAGTGAGTCTACCAGGGCAAGCAGGTCTTCTACCTCTCTAACTGGTAATAGGATATTTTTCTTCGCTTCGTTTTTAGCCTGCTGCAAATCTGTACGGATTAAATCTACTGTCCGTTCACTCATGACTGTTCCTCCTTGAATTCTTTTTCAAACAGCACTGACAACATGCTGTGCTTATCCGTATCAAACGTGCAGTATCTGTAATGCACGTATCCATCTATGTCTTCGTAAAGTGCAAATACCAGTTCGCCATCTTCATCCGTGTAAAACCGCTCTATTCGACGTTTGAGGTGTATCACTCACCTTTACCGCCTCCAGTCAGCCTTTTAATAGCCTCTTCGATTTCATCCGTATTGGTAGGGTATGAATCAATATACTGCGAGGCATCTTCCCATATAGCTTCGTTTATCATTTGGTCGATTTCTTCCCTGCTCTTACCTTCTACATCCTCGTCGTCAATCTCGACTGCTCCCTCTCTACATGCGCCTGGATAGCCGATAGACAATTTCCATTCAACTAGCATTTATATTCATCTCCTTATAGGGGTATAGGGTAAGAGGCCAGAAGGCCCCTGTTTAGGCGTTCGGTTGATCCAGCGTGTCGATAATTACTTCTGGTCCGTCTAACATCCAGTATTTTGTTGCGTGATCACCGTTGAATGCTTCGTTAAGCACAGCCTGAATCTGGTCATAATGTTCTTGCTTCAAGCAATCAAACGCCCTGTCATCCCAATCTTCGTACATTTCGTTATATTGTGTTTCGATGTACTGACGGAGCATGGTCTTTGCGTCCGGATGCCACCGATGCTCATTGGCGACATACCATGTATGCAACATCAGGTCTCCATCCTCATTCGCTTGTTCACGTAGTTGATCGGGCGTAAGTGTGCAATTAGAATCCTCATAGCTCAACATTGTTTCATTTGGCAGCTCAGACAATTTAACTTTTTCCATTTCTAAATCGCTCCTTTGATATTTGTATTTGGTAGGGTAAGAGGCTGTTATGCCTCTCCCTCACTTGCCTTCAATCTTGCCATCTCCACTTTGTATCTATCTTTAATAAAGTTAATATGTCTGTCATTCCTCGTATTCGGGTGACGATGAGATTGTTTTAGGTATTCAGTTCCAACATGATCTATGCTTAATTGAGGGCTGTCCCACCATGAATCGGTACTTATACCCCGCCCATCCGTAAAACGTGACATGTAGCCTCGTTTTGTCTGACATTTCCACATTTCAAATTTTAGTCTCGGCATTCTGTATCTCTCCTTTATAGGTAGTAGGGGGTGTATCCCCCTTATGGAGGGCTGTTCCCTCCTTCTTATCCCC